AACGAGCACCTGCCCTGGCGTTGAGTTCCATCCAGCGCTGAATCTGGAAGGCGAGTCGTAAGTCGGATACATCGAAGGAAGCCGCTGACATTTTGTCCAGGGCTTCGATAAGTGTTGCATTATCAGCGCCGCCTGATCCGGCCTGAAGTAATGCTGTTGAAGTTTCCACGCCCATAGAGGCGCCCGAAGGGGAAGTTCCGCCGACAGCATCTTCAGAGCTGATTGTTACGGGTAGTGCGTTTTCGGGTCCGCGCTGCTGCCAGGGAAGGGCAGAGGCGAAGAAGTCTTTTTCCCAAAGACGGTTGAGGATGGTTTCCTGGTCGTAAGTTACTTCGGGAGTAAGTGTTTCATCCCGGTAGTACTGGTTATAAACCAGATTGTACGCATCCCGAGGGAAGGCGAGAGGGTAGGCTCCGTCCGGATCTACATCAGTAGGGAAGCCAAGATGGTCCCAAAGGGTACCAATATCGTTGAGGGTTGGTGTCCAACGAGGGATAGCGGGTTCGAGGTCTCCATCGACACCGCCGGTGATGAAGTCCTCCCAGGAGGAGGTATAGTTTCCGTTTACGTTCCATAGAAGACGATAGGGAACGAAGAAATAGTGCACATAGACATTTATCTCGTGCAGAATGGGTGCGATCAGAGGCTGAAATCTGACGATGATCTGATTTCCGATGCGCCAGTTGTCGCCTGGAATACAGGAATCGCACATGATAGGGACAAGTTGTCCCATGTCGCATGTAAGTTTGTGTGTGTAGGAAAGGTCAAAAACCGATTTGCCTGGGCGGCGGGTTTTGACAGTTTGAAAGGTTGATATGTTGGGCACGGAAGCCTCCTGCTACCCAACAGTGTAGTACACAGGTGTTTAGCTGTCCAGTTCTGGATTCTGGGAGAGTATCACTTCCCTGGGAATGATTCCGGACAGGGTTCCAGACGATACGTCAAGGGAACCAACCTGAAAGAGTTTGAGCTCGGGACTACCTACCAAGTCGTAGCCCTGGAGCATTTGTTTTGCCTTGCGAGACGCGACGGCGTCATTTTTCGCCGGGAACGGAGGGCCGTATTCCTCGGCGAGAGCGTCATAGACGCAGTAAAGATCGTTCATTTGTTTTTTCTCCCGTTTGTAGCGATGATAACCAACGCTCCCACTGAACATACTATCGCGAAGAGCGCGAAGACAATTGATAATGGCATGATGAACTCCTTTTTTGGGTTAAGAGACAGTTACACTGTCACTTAGCCATACTACCATCAAGAGAAGGGTATGGTTCATTACAGTACTGTAATGTTTTATGTGGGGTCTGGGGGGTAGACGCGATCGGACGATCTGCTCTTTGATAATAGAGACCCCGGACGGCGGGTACGCCTGATAGCTTGAACGCGCTGCGCTTGTATTGGTGCTGCGCCGGGTACGGCACATCCCCTGGTTTGCTAAAATTGATCTGTTTACAATTTTTTTTCTTTGAGCTGGGACTTAGCTAAGAGATTCTTGTTTTTCTGAGCTTTGCTGAGAAGGTTGATATCGTATAGAGCACTTGTGTCGCGTCGTTCCTTTGCTATTAATCGTGCATACTCGTCATCAACCTTTTTTTGTTGCTTTTGCTGAGAATCTGAGAAGTCTATATCCAGCTTGTTTGCATAGTAACGAGGAATGCCAAGGGGCACGCCCTTGACTGTGATTTTCTCGTTATGTTTTAGATAGGCCTCGTTTTCGAGTGCCCATTGTAGTCCCAGTCCCTGGGACTTTAGCGAGAAGATAGTATAGTCTCTCTCGTTTAGATTGTGGGTACCGTAGAGTTTCTTCTGGACATACCCTGCAACATATTTGCAGGAGTCCATGGTTACGGTCCCGGAGTAGGTAAGGCCTTTTAACCAGGAAGAATCGATACAAGAATCTCCTGGGGAAAGGCCAAATAGGATTAAGTGATAGTGTGGACGGCCGTATTTTTCGCCATATTCGCCACAGCCGAAGTATTTTATTTTGGCGCCCGAATTAAATCGGAGACGTTTGATATATTTTTGTAGCGTAACTTTTGTTACGAGGCCGTCACTTGGGTAATGTTCGTCATCGTAGGTCAACGTGACGAAAGTTGATTTTTTGTGATTTGCCTTTTCGTGCATAAGCCGGACGGCCCATTGCTGGGTCCGTTGAATCCGGCAAGCCATACACCGACCGCATGGAAAGGTAAGACTCCCGTCTTGTTCGTACGGTGATGTGCAGTTCATTTGTTTTTATAGAGGTACAGCTAGAGGCGAATGCCGCCACGAGAAGCGCCGTAAGAAGGAATCCGTTTTTTCTTGGATTTCTTGCCATAGCTTTTCCTTTTCTTGTTTCCTCTCCGTCGTTTTGCCATATTTACTCCGATAGCATAGGTTTGTGATCTGTTCCGCGTTCTTCGAAAAGCCAGGGAGCTTTTTCCCTGAGCCACTGGAATTCATACCAGGGGAGCCTTTCTCCGTTTTCTACCTTTTTCTGTAGTTCTGCGATGCTTGCTTCTTCAGCGGCTTCGAGGCGGTTCACTCGTTGTTCACCGGAGTCCTGAGACATTGTTCCTCTGTAGTCGAAGACCTGGGGCGTGGTTCTGTCGTCGTTGTTGAAGATAGATCCTAGACCTTCTTTGATTGCCGTTGCTACCTCAGATAGGCTGAGCCCGAAGGCCTGAGCGATCATTTCCATCTTTTTGTAGTCTTCCGGATAAGCATCTGTAGTCCGAAGACCGTTTTGTTTTGAGTTGTCCAGGTTATACTGGTTTATTTTCTTGTTCTGGCTGAGAAGACTTATTTCATGGTCGAGTTTCTTCTCTTGCTTCTTACCTATGAGTAGGTTCTGTGCGTTCTGTTTAGCTTCTGCGACCATCGTGGGATTAAGGTCACCCAGAGGATTGGTGAGACCTGGAGAAGCCTGAGCTTGAGCGGCAGAGCCAGCCGCAAGGGTTTTTGATAAGCCGGCTGCTTCCATGTCGGTTGCGCGGCGTCTCACGGCGGTATCCTCGCGTCTTGCGTTCCAGTCACGCTGAGATGCGTTCCAGATAGTAAAGAATAGACCACCGCCAGCTTGAAGGGCTCCAAGGCCTATAGACCAAGGGTCCATTATTCGGTTACCTCATCTCCTGGAACACTTTCCGGACTAGATTTTCCAGTGGTGTTCTCTGTTTCCGGTCCCTTTTCCTGAGCCTTTCTATCCTGTTTCCAGGTATCGGCTTTCTTTTTGAGTTCTCTAGATATCCGTGTGCCGTCGGCAAGGTCGAAATTCGAATTTCTTGTAGGGTCGATAAAGTCATCAGGGACAATGTCGGTGCCATTGAAGTCGTAGTGTTTTTCACGGTAATCCTGCAGGCGTTGGCCTGCCATCTGCATCTCTTTGATGATGAGGTTCTGGGGTGCGTACCCGGTAGTTTCTGTTTTTGACCGGGTATTCATTTTGTCGGGAACACGTTTTGCGGTTCGTCGGGTATGAAGAATCATTTTTACTCCTAGTGGTCAATGAGACCAGGTTCAGACTGGATCGGCAGAGGCCTTACGGCTCTGATGATGTTTGCAACGTTGACCAATAGTCCGGGTTCGTCCTGAACGGCGAAGATTCTTTTCATTGAGGGAGTAGTCATATCACATTCGAGGAACTCTTGATTAAGCCCTGGGGCGGAATCGAAGTCTCTGGCCAGATGCCAGTAAGCGAATGACTGGGGTGCGGAAGAGCGCATCCACCCAGTTATGATGTTGTGTTTGGTTCTTTCGTGATCATATCGGCCCTGATAGCCGAATAAGGTCCTGTTGTCGGCTTCGACTTCTGTGGCGTATATTTCCGCGCGCACTACTGCCTGTTCGGAAAGGTGTGCAAATTCCGGGAAATAGAAGTCGTATTTTGTTTCGTGCAACCACTGACGGTTGATTCCCTGTTGATAGTCGGCTCTTGGCATGACGGACATGATTCCGATGATGAGGCCGAATTCGGGGACCCGGAAAGATCCGGCGAAGTTTGAGTCGACGGTGATACCGTGACCTGCCATGTTTCCCTGGGCAGTGTCCCAGATAGTTGAATCTGTCGGAGAAGCTGAGGTCTGTAATACTTCGGATATTATGACCGGTGCCTTTGTGCCGCCGATGTATTCTGCTCTCTGGAGCCTGGCGTCAAGGTAACCGGTAGGACCGAAGTGAGCTCTGATGAACTCGACGTAACGAGCACCTGCCCTGGCGTTGAGTTCCATCCAGCGCTGAATCTGGAAGGCGAGTCGTAAGTCGGATACATCGAAG